CGCAATATGTTTAATGGTTTAAAAGTTTTCTATCAAATGAGAAAACAAAAAATAATGTGTCCAAGAAAAAGATACAAGTTTATAAAAGATTTTAATTCTAGGATATGTACAAAGTAAGAACAGTAGATATATATAAATGTGAAATGTGTAAAGGAGGTATGACATCAGAAGAATATTTCTTTTGTGATATATGTCCTGACTGTTTAGATGATACAGAGCACGAAGAAACAAACGAAAGTGTGTATAGCAATGGCGGACAATAATACAGACAGATAACAAATAAGTGAGTATAATATAATAAATAAAAAATATGAAATTAAAAGTTTTAAAAAATGGCGACGAATTTTATATCGGCGGCACACACAAACTAGCATCTCTTTATAATGTGCGTTATATTGATTTAGTTGATGCGTTAGGCGAACCTACATTACCTAATAAAACACTAGATAACAAAACACAAGTCTGTTGGGTGTTAGAGTATGACAACAACCTGTATACTATCTATGATTATAGAATGACTGACAGAGAATTTGTATTAAAACATAACAAAATGTGGTCTATTGGTGGTAGAAGAAGCTTACCACTTGAGGTTGAAGACAAATTAATAAATAAAATTAAAAAAGGTCAAATTGGTGGTTTGTTTATGCATCACGATTTAAAATGGTATGCACAAGACTTACAAAGCCAAAAAGTAACATAGTCAGACGAGTAGCTTAACAGGTAAGAAATAGAAGACAATAGATATGTATGTGGTGTCGACTGTCGACGGGCATATGTGAACGTACGGAAGTGTATTACATATTGCGTCACACTAACTTACACGTAAGTGAATAGCTGACAGGGAGGTGGCGGCATACTGGTCACGTTAGTAATTAAGGTGGGTTAATACCGTAAAGAGACCGCTGATGCGGGCCCTTAATTACAAAACAAAAAGTGTGGATAAATGACAATACTAGTTAACTACCAGTCCACAACTGGTGCCTCTCATAAGGCGGGATAGAGCAGTTGGTAGCTCGTCGGGCTCATAACCCGAAGGTCGGAGGTTCAAATCCTTCTCCCGCAACTACAGACTGGTGAAATTAGTCACACGTTGCATTCACCGTGAGAAGCTTACGACATTGCTCACAGGTTGGTCGCCACTCTAACATTAAATAACTAAATATGGCAAACATGAGTTACTGCAGGTTTGAAAATACTGCAAAAGCATTACAAGACTGTGTAAACGCTATACAGGATAAAGAGATAAATAATTTGAGTACTTACGAAGTAAATGGCTTAGCAGAAATACAACTGCTTGCTATGGACATAATAGCTTTACAAGACGAAATAGGTGAAATAATAGATAGTAATAAAGAAAGATATATTACAGATTAATAACTTTAGTAAACATATAATATACATATGAATATATTTTATCTACATAAAGATCCTGAAAAAGCAGCTAAACTACAATACAACAAACACGTGGTTAAGATGATTTTAGAATCAGCACAAATGCTTTGCACGGCTCATCACTTACTTGATCCTTGTAATTCTGATAATATACCTTATAAAGTTGCACATAAAAACCACCCATCAACTATATGGGTAAGGCAGTCAGCTCCTCATTACTTATGGCTTTATCATCACATGATAGCTCTTGGCAAAGAGTACAACAAACGCTACGGTAAAACACATCTTACAATTACAAAATGTAAAGACGTTCTAAAGCGTTACCCTGGCGGTATATTCAACGTGGGTTTTAGTGAACCACCACAGTGTATGCCCGATAAGTACAAAAAAAACAGTGCTATACACGCTTATTGGCAGTATTATATTGCAGAAAAAAGTAATATAGCTCACGAATCTGAAAAAATATATACAAGTATCCCAAGCTTTATACAGACATAAAACAAACAGAAATATATAATAATAATATGAATATTGAACCAATAGATGCTGAAAGCATCAGAAGAGCTTTTTTAGAAATTAACACTAGTTCGGAATATATTTTTAACGAATATATATCGTCAGGTGTTAGTGACAAAAGGCTGTTAAACTACCTTGAATTAACATGCGATAACTTACAAGAGTTGTTGTTTAAAATACAAAAAAAATATGAATAATAAAGACAAAGTGTTAAAGCATTATGGTGCTAACATTACAGATGTTTGGAATAATGTGGATCATGTAGATATGGTATTTGAATCTGTTTATACTGCAGATAGTTATAATGTTTACTGGATGCACGAGCCTAGTGATATGGCTTTTAATCCTGAAAGTATATTTTATTATGCAAGTAGTTGTTCTGATGATATAAAAAATTGTATTAAAGATGGTTTAAGCTTATTTGTTGATTCAGAAATATATGATGAATGTTATTTTGATGATGAGTTTGAAGATATGTGGGACGATATAAAAAATGAACAATAATGTTGTTAGATGCAAAAAAATATCAAATAGATCTGTTAATCAAAACAACTGAAATCGATCAAATCTGGGCCATGTATAAAGACCTGGGAGACCGAGAGTCGGTCGAATATATTGAAAATAAATATAAAATTAATTAATATGAGAAAATTTAGAAAGTACAAACAAAATTTATCAAGAGTAGGTAATAAAATATACTCTTACACTACAAATGTAGCAACAGTTGAATACCCTAATTTAGTACAACACGGCTGGTGGAGTGTAACAACACAAAAACATATAAATTTTGTAGCAAGAGAATTAAACTTAAATATAATTAAAGATTATGGACATCAAAACGATTAAACATTTAACACAAGAAACTCAGCCTTATTTTTTCGATGAAAAAACTATGCAATTTTTTAATCAAAAATTATCTGATTTTACTATAGAACAACTAACATCAACAACATATTTAATATCTGCACCAACTTATTGGGACGGTCATTTGATGGGTTATACAAAAAGAGTATTTAATACGGAAACTAACGATTTAGAACAAACAGATTAAAATGGATTTAACATTAGAAGAACAAGATTACTATAAGTTATTAGATGAACTTCGTTTTGTTATAAGTGAAGTTAAAGACGAACAAATAACTAAAGATGAATTTATAGATACAATTGAAGATATTTATAAAGAAAATTATTATACAAATTATTTAAAGCTTGCTAAAAAAGTACATAAAAATGTTTAAAGCTTTATATATAATACTGATAATCAGCGAGTTAGTCACAGCAACTATATATCACGCTGTGCCAGGTCAAACTGATGACACACCTTTTATTACGGCTAGTAATTCAAAAATAAATCCTGATAATCCACAAGGTCATAGATGGATAGCCGTGTCAAGAGATCTTGAAGCTTTAGGATATACATTTGGAACTAAAGTTTGTATTGATGGTACAGGTATTTTTGATGGAGATTGGACAGTACAAGATCGCATGAATAAAAGATGGAAAAAACGTATAGATTTTTTAGTAAACAAAGAAATTAAATATGGTAAATGGCAAAATGTAAAAATAGAAATAGTATATTAGCGTGTATAGCAAACGCGATACAGACTAAAAACGACACATTTTGGATAATATAAACGATGATAAATTAGATAAATTAGCTGAATTAATAATTGATAAGTTATTTGAAAAACACAACCAATGGTATTTAATTGCAGAAAGAGAAGATCAACTTTTAGGCGAATTAGCTAGATTACATACTATTATGGCTATGCACGAGCACAATGAAGAATATATGAAAGCTGCAGTAATTAAAAATAAAATTGATATTTTAGAACATCGTATTGACAAGTTAAACGGAATCAAAGATTAAAATAATTTTCATAGAAAATTTATGTTTTATTAGTTAATGTTTAGTTTTGGTTATACACGTATTGAGGGTTTAATAATCTTTGACTCAATACAAACCAAAATGTGACAATAGGGAATAAGATAATAATAATACAGGCTAATGTCACATTTGAGAATGAATTTTTTATTTTCAAACAGAATAATTACTAGAAGGTATCCTGTTTTAGATAAACCTACACATGTTTTTGATTGGGGTTGGTTTTATGAAAACGGCACTTATGAATATTATTCTTTGTTTTCTTATGAAAAATCTATTATAAGAAGTTATAGATCTTTAAAATGGCACCTTTTAGTTATAAGGTATTTAAATGATAATTTAGAAAACAAAATGTTTGAAAAAATCGCAAAACATATATCAAAAAAGAAAAATGGTTTTACAACTTTTGATATTGATGATAGCAGTTTTATTAGAATAATGAATGAAATATTGAATCATGATTTTGAGTTTGCACCTAAGAATAAAAGACGTAAGGTAATATTTAAAGATAGTTGTGGTTTAACAAAAAGTCAAAAATTAAGCATAACAGGAAAATTAATAGGAAGAAAAAATAGTGTCAATAATAGTGACCTATATGAAATAATGTTATATATTCATGATACAAGTGAAAAAATAACAATAAAAAAGCTTGCAAAAGCTTTAAATGTTTCTTCAAGAACAATACATAGAAATATGGATTTGAACTTGAAAACAGAAAAAAACCTATTAAATGAAGAATTACAACGTAGAAAACTATGTGCGTTATAAAAGAGATTACAGCGTATGTGAATTAGAAGATAAACCTTGGATAAAATATACAAGAGACGAATTGATTATAGTACTTATGCCATACGCAGAAAAATTATGTAGACAGTTTTCGACAGCAGATAGAGCTTCTGGTGTCATGAGCATGTTAGATATTATGCAAGAGGCTTTTTATGGTTTAACTGCTGCTGTAGATCGTATTGACTGGTCTTTGATTATAAATAAAGACGTTGAAGAAGACGTCAGAAAACAAATCAAAGGTTTTGTTAAAAAAAGAATTTTAGGTTCTGCTAGAAGAAATATAGATATGAATAGAGGCGATATTAGAATACCAGAACATAAGTTAAACGAAATAAGGCGTTCTGATGGTAGAGATAAAAAAATGATACAAATGTTTTTTAACTCTGTTTTTCTAAGTATGGACGATGAAAATGATAAAAGAACAACAGATGATTTTGAAGATAAATCTATTTTGTATAATATTAATATTCTTAACAAATATATATTATCTTTGATGAAACAACATTTGAACGATAAAGAGTATGATGTGTTACGCATGAGCTTTGGATTAGATTGTGATAAAATTCCTGCTAAAAAAATAGCTGAACTTTTAGAAATTAAAGGTGTTGCTGATTTTGTAAGAGTTTCACAGATAAAAAGAGAGGCTATAGACAAGCTCATAGATAATATAGATCCTGATCAAATAATAGATTTTTTAAATTAATTAAATACTTATATATGAATACCCAAAAAACCAAATCCCAAATTTTAAATGAGTTATATAAAAAATATAACTTACACGACCAAGACACTTTTAAATCCCCTCAAGGTTGGACAATAATAACTAGGTCAGGCATTGATAAAATTCAAGCTGTTGCAGACATAGATATTACTTATAAGCTTGAGGAATATACCCCTGGTAAATCAGCGGCAGTATTAGCACATTCTAAATGGAATAACAGAACTCTTGAAACCTTTGGTGAGGCTAATGAAAAAAACTGTAGACAAAGTTATGTATTAGCTATGGCTGAAAAAAGAGCAATGTCGCGTATTGTATTAAAACTAACTGGTTTTTATGCTTTAGGAATTTTTGGACAAGATGAATCTGAAGATTTTATTGACGCATCTAAGTACAAAAAAATAGTTGATAGTGTTAAAAGAAACAAACTATGAATATAAAACAACATAAAGAGTGGTGTGAGCTTCTAAGAGAAGACAAATACTATTATGGAGAGTTCGGGCAAAAGTTTTTAAGTTATAGTAAAATAGGCACATTGTTGACTAATCCTAATAAGTTTAAAGAAGCAACAGAGAAAAACGTTAACATGCTTATAGGTGGTTATTTGCATACAATAATTCTTGAACCTGAAAAAGTAAAAAACTTTAAAATAATAGATGCATCAACAAGAAATAATAAATCATATAAAGAAATATCAGAAGGAGAACTTTGTTTGTTACAACACGAGGCGGATAAAGTAGAATTACTAAGAGATATTTTAATGAATAATGATGTTTGTAAAGATCTTATACATGGTAGTGGAAAAAATTCTAAAAATATAATTTATGAAGAACCTGGTATAGGTGAAATACACGGTAATCTTTGGAAAGGTAAAGCCGATATATTAAATAAAAACGAAAAGCTTATCATTGATATTAAGACCACTTCTGATATAGAAGGTTTTAAATATAGCGCTCGTAAATTCAATTATGACGCTCAAGCTTACATATATAGAATATTATTTGGTTATGATATGATGTTCTTAGCAATAGATAAAAACACACATAAAATTGGTATATTTGAATGTTCAGAAGATTTTTATAATTTTGGAGAAGATAAAGTTTTAAAAGCTACTGATATGTATGACTTATTTTATAAAACAGAAGGATTTGATCCTTCACAATATTTTGAAACAAAAACCCTTTAAATTTTAAATTATGGCAAGTATAATAAACTCAAGTATTAATCTTAGTGAAATACCTAAGGAAAAAATTATTAACGGAAAAAAAGGTAAATATTTACCTATAACAATTACGTTAAATGACGAGCAAGATAAATTTGGTAATAATGGACCTATTATTGTTCAGCAAACTAAAGAAGAAAGAGAATCAAAAGTTGAAAAGAAATATTTAGGCAATGTAAAAGTTGTTTGGACCAATGGAACTAACGTTGAACCAAATAGAGAAATGGCAGCACCACAGCAAGTAACTAACGATAACAAAGAAGACGATTTACCATTTTAAAAACTAAAAATACATGCACGTTAACGACGTAGAAATCAATGGATTTACAATTGATAATTTTAATCAGCACAATTTAGATGTTGGCAAGACGCAGGGTATTTGTCCTAATTGCTCGCACAACAGAAAACCTAAAAATAAAAAAAATAAATGTGCTTCATATGATTGGGAAAGAGGTTTAGGTACCTGTCACAATTGTAACACTACTTTTCAGTTACACACATACCATAGAAAAGGAGAAACGGAAAAAGTGTATGTTAGACCTAATGCTATAGATGTAGTTGATCCTGAAGAATTAGGTTCAAAGGTATATCAATGGTTTAACAAAAGAGGAATATCTCAGCAAACCCTTAATGATTTAAACATCACTGAGGGTTCTGAGTATATGCCTCAAACAGGTAAACACGAAAATACGATACAGTTTAATTACATAATGGGTAATGAACTGATTAATATAAAATACAGAGATGGTTACAAAAATTTTAAACTTTATAAAGGAGCTGAAAAAATCTTTTATAACATTAATAGTATTGTTGGATTTGATCAGGTATATATTGTTGAAGGAGAAATGGATGTTCTTTCGTTCCACGAGGCGGGCATATTCAATGTGGTTAGTGTACCTAACGGTGCTACGATTAACAATAATAATCTTGATTACCTTGACAATTGCATTGATTATTTTTTAGACAAAGAAAAAATTATAATAGCTGTTGATCAAGATGAAGCTGGAGAAGCTTTACAACAAGAATTAATTAGAAGACTTGGAGCTGAAATATGCTACATTATTAACTTTGATGATGTCAAAGATGCAAATGAATACTTATTAAAATATGGAAAAGAAAAATTACGAGAAACAGCGTTTAATCCAAAACCAGTACCACTTGAAAATGTTACAACTTTTAAGGACATTGAAAATGAAGTTACCGATTTTGTTAAAAATGGTTTCAAACCTGGTTATCAAATTGGTATACGTAATTTTGATGATATTTTTAGTACTTATACTAGTCAGTTTATCACTGTTACTGGCATACCATCTAGCGGAAAGTCAGACTTCGTTGATCAAATGGTAGTTGGTTATAATATTAATTATAATTGGAAAACGGCTTTTGCTTCACCAGAAAACGCACCTACATATTTACACGCACATAAAATATTAAGAAAGTTTTGGCAAGGCATGCCAACTAGACATGATATTAACAGTGAGAAGTGGAATAAATTATCACAACACGTAAACGATAATTTCTTTTTTATTGATATGGAACGTTATACTTTAGAATCAGTATTAAGAAAAGGTGCTGAACTAGTTAAAAGAAAAGGTATAAAGTGTTTAGTTATAGATCCTTTTAATAAAATAAGGGATGTAGACACAAAAACAGAAGACGTGAACAGGTATACAATGGAATATTTAACTAAAATAGAGACTTTTTGTAAAAAATATGATACATTAGTGTTTATTATAGCACATCCTACAAAAATGTATAGAGATAAAGAAGGCAATATAGAAGAACCTACAATGTATAACATTAAAGGTGGAGGCGAATGGTATGATGCTTCTTATCACGGCATTTTAGTTCATAGAGATTATGAAAACAAAACAGTCAAAGCTAAAATTTTAAAAGTAAAATTTCAAAATTTAGGTGAAAACGGAGCTGAAGCAAACTTTACGTGGGAACCTAAATCAGGAAGTTTCATTCCATTGATAACACAGCAACTTGATGAGAAAGAATTACCGTGGGAATAAAGGTTATGTTGTTAGATATGGCAAATATACACCAACAGAAAATGAACATAAAGCATATAGATGGTGTATAGCAAATGGAATTATAATATGGCCTGAATCAAAAATGGCTGATGAATGGAGAATTGAAATTAAGTTAAATAAAAAAAAATATTATTCACCACAAGCTTATAAAAAAATAGAAGTTTGGAAGAAAATGTTTGAATATTACGAATATTATTATAATAAATATGAAAAGAAAATATAAAAACGCAAACGAAGCATATGAAAGTTTGTTAGATGAAATAATAATCTATGGTGTTGATTTTGATGACACTAAAGCAATTTTTAATCGTGGTTTTTATATGACAAACCCACTTGACAACCATATTACTAATAAAGAAAGGAAATGGAAGTTAGATTATGCTGAAGCTGAATGGCAGTGGTATTTGTCAGGAGATCCTAATATAAAGACTTTAGGCGAAATATATGGTAAAATACCTCCTATATGGGAAAAAATGGCTGATACTGATGGAAGGGTTAATAGTAATTATGGTTGGCAATGGCAACGCAATTATCAACTTGATTATGTTGTTGCTAAACTAAAAGATAATCCAAACACAAGACATGCTGCTTTAACGATATATGATTGCAAAGAATTTGAACAATATAAAAACGACACACCTTGTACTTATGCGGTTCAATTTACAATATTAGATAACAAGCTTAATATGTCCGTCTATATGCGTTCTAATGACATCTGGTACGGCTTTTGCAACGATCAATATCAATTTTCATCATTACAAAAATTAGTTGCAGAGAGGGTTAAAATAAAAGTTGGCTGGTATTATCATCATGCACATAATTTACACTTGTATAACAATAAACTTTAAAAAAAATGTATTATATTTATCATATTCCAAAAAAAAAAATAGGCGTTACTTCAAACCCTAAAATAAGAGTAGAAAAAATACAAGGTTATAAACCTAGAGAATATGAAATACTATTAAAAACAGAAGACATAGATGAGGCTTCAAAAAAAGAAATAGAGTTACAAAAAAAATATGGATATAAAATCGATACTCAATTATATAAGAATCTTAAATTTAATAAAAAAATGAAAATAAACATCACTGAGCAGACAACAACATTTCCATTACCAGTTAACAAATTAAAAGGTAGACTTATGGACCACATTGGATTAAAATGGCAACACCCAGAGTTTGGTACTTTTGAATTAACAAATGAAAATATACCTTGGATACAGAAAAATGCTTTGTCGTCTCAATACAGTAAAGACAGATGTTATATTTATAATAAAGCTTTTTATGAAGCTTTTTTAGATGAAAGTCCCGTTGAAACAAAATCACAAACACCTAACAGAGATATATTTCCACTAATAAGAGATTGGGCTAGAGAAAGAGGTATATTTGATAAAGGTAATTCCCATACACAATATGTTAAGTTAATGGAAGAATCTGGAGAACTAGCACAGTCTTTATTAAAAAAAGATAAAGAAGGTATAAAAGATGCTATTGGTGATATGATAGTTGTTTTGACAAACTTATCAGAACTAGAGGGTATGTATATTGAAGATTGTATACAGTTTGCTTATAACGAAATAAAAGACAGAAAAGGCAAAATGTCTAACGGAACTTTTGTAAAAAAATTATAATATGAATAAAAAAGAAATTAATTTTAGAGATCCTGTTGTAGAACGCGTAGTTGATAAGTTTATTCAAAGATCAAACGTTGGTTTTAAAAAATATGGTCAAACTTTAGAAACTGAAAGATTATCTAAAATAAAAAGCTTAAAAGATTATTTAAATGATGTTCAAGAAGAATTAATGGATGCAATACTATATATACAAGCCGCGCGCGAAGATATTGACGATATATTAAATAAAAAAAATGATTAAGCGCTACAGGAAAAAAAGTAAAAAAAAAGGTCCTGTACAGGCTAAAAAAAGCAAATATGATGGGATAATGTTTGCCTCTGGCCTTGAGAAATACATGTATAAAGCTTTAAAACAAGCTAAAATAAAATGTAAATATGAGGGAGAAACTTTTGTTTTAAATAATGGTTTTTATTTTGAAAACGAATGTTATGAAAGAATGTCTAATGGTAAAGGTGAATTTAAAAATAGAGGTAAAAAAAGAATATTACCTATAAAATATACACCTGATTTCATAGGTAAAGATTATATTATAGAGTGTAAAGGAAGAGCTAATGAATCTTTTCCAATGAGGTGGAAAATGTTTAAGCTTTTAGTTAGTATACAGTTTCCTAATTATAAATTGTTTAAACCACAAAATCAAAATGAATGCGACCAAGTAGTCAAAATAATATTAGAAACCAAAAAGGTTTAGCAAGAAGAAAATATGCAGAAAGAAAAATTGACAAATACATAAATTGGTCAATTAAAACCAAAGGTTATATTAAGTATTCTGAAATAAGAAAAATTCACGATAAATTTAACATAAAGTGTTATGTATTGTCAAATATTAAAAAACATAAATTTTAAAACATGAAAAAAGAAAAAAAAGAATTACAATGGGAAATTAGTTTTGGTACTTATAAAGGTATACTAATAGGTTATAGAAATTATGACGATGAAGATTTAATAAATCATGTTTTTTACTTACCTTTTGTAGATATTTGTTTAACTATAGAAAAATAATATGAAAGCACCTATATTCACAGAGAGAATACCTTATAAACCTTTTGAATACCCTGAATATTATACAGAGGGTTGGCTAAAACAGGCACAAGCATTTTGGTTACACACTGAAATACCTATGTCAGGTGATTTAAAAGATTGGAACGAAAAGCTTGATGATAAAGAGAAAAATTTAGTAGGAAATATTCTATTAGGTTTTGCTCAAACTGAATGTGCTGTTTCGGATTACTGGACACAAAAGGTTGTAGGTTGGTTTCCAAAGCACGAAATACAACAAATGGCTATGATGTTCGGTTCACAAGAAACAATACACGCTGTAGCTTATAGTTATTTAAATGAAACACTTGGACTAGAAGATTACGAAGCTTTTTTACATGAACCCGCTACAGCTGATAGGTTTGATAATCTTGTAGCTTATGAAGGTAATGATCCCGTAGGTATAGGTAAATCATTAGCTACATTTTCTGCGTTTGCTGAAGGCGTTAGTTTGTATTCTGCATTTGCTGTGCTATACAGCTTTCAAATGCGTAACTTACTAAAAGGTATTGGTCAGCAGATGAAATGGTCTGTAAGAGATGAATCGTTGCATAGTAAAATGGGTTGTCAATTATTTAGACATATGTGTTCTCAAATACCCGGATTAAAAGAAGAATGTAAAGAGCATGTATATGATGCAGCATTAACTATGCATAATGCAGAAATGACTTACATTAGTAAGTTATTTGAAATGGGTGATATTGAAGGAATGACAGAATATGATCTTAAACATTTTATTAAAAAACGCACAGGTGATAAAATTAAAGAATTGGGTTACAAGCAAGAAGGTAAATTTAAGTTTGAATACGACCAAAAGTCAATTGACAAAATGGCTTGGTTCGACCATCTTACTGGGGGTCACACTCACACTGATTTTTTTGCTATTAGGCCGACTGACTATAGTAAAGCAAATGAAGGAGAAGATTTTGAAGATATTTGGTAAAAAATAATATATGTGGAATAATAATTGGAAAAAAGGTGTTGATTACCCAAGCTGGGGAGACACTGATGTATACAAGAAAACAATATCAGGAGGATATTTGTTAAAAAACGAAACACCTAAGGAAGCTTATATAAGAGTTTGTGAAACTGTAAGTAAACGTTTGGATCGTCCAGAAATGGCTAAAGATTTTTTTAGTTATATATGGAAGGGTTGGTTGTGTTTAGCTTCGCCCGTGTTATCTAATACTGGAACGGACAGAGGTTTACCTATATCATGCTTTGGTATTGATGTAGGAGATAGTATATATGAAATAGGTATGAAAAACCTAGAGATGATGTTACTCGCAAAACACGGCGGCGGAGTTGGCATCGGACTAAATATGATTAGACCCGCCGGAACAAAAATAACTCAAAATGGAACATCTGACGGAACTGTACCTTTTTGTAAGATATACGATTCAACAATACTCGCAACAAATCAAGGATCTGTCCGTAGAGGAGCTGCAAGCGTTAACATTAATATTGACCACCCCGATTTCGAAGAGTGGCTGGATATACGAGAGCCAAAAGGCGATGTTAATAGACAATCACTCAACTTACACCAGTGCGCTGTGGTCGGCGATAAGTTTATGCGAAGACTTGATGCTGGAGATAAAGAGTCGAGAAGATTATGGGGAAAACTGTTACAAAAGCGAAAAGCAACTGGAGAACCTTATATCTTATTTAAAGGAAATACGAACAAAGCTAACCCAGAACATTACATTAAACATGGTTTAAAAGTTCATATGACAAACATATGTAGTGAAATAACATTACATACTGATGAATCACACTCTTTTGTGTGCTGTTTGTCTAGTTTAAACATAGCTAAATATGATGAGTGGAAAAACACTAATCTTATTTATGACAGCATCTGGTTTTTAGATGGTGTGTTAGAAGAATTTATACAAAAATCAAAAGGTAAAGTTGGATTTCATAATTCAGTAAGATCAGCAGAAAAAGGAAGAGCTATTGGCTTAGGTGTTTTAGGTTGGCATACTTATTTACAGGAAAATGGTTTACCGTTTGAAGGATTATTATCACAATATGAAACGAGAAAAATATTTAGTCAAATTAAAATTGAAAGCGAAAGAGCCTCTATGGCGTTGGCTGAGAATTTCGGGGAACCCCTTTGGTGTCGTGGTTCTGGCATGCGCAATACTCATTTACGCGCTATTGCTCCTACTGTCAGCAATAGTAAACTTAGTGGAAATGTTTCCCCTGGTATCGAGCCTTGGGCTGCAAATGTATTTACTGAACAAAGCGCGAAAGGTACTTTTATACGCAAGAATCCTACGCTTAAGAAAGCTTTAAAGAAACACAAGTTAGACACAGATAAAGTTTGGAATAAAATTTTAAGAGATGGAGGGTCTGTTCAAGGTGTAAAAGAATTAGAAAAAATTACCATTGGAAAATTTGATACACCATTGAAAGAGGTTTTTAAAACTTTTAAAGAAATAAATCAATTAGAATTAGTAAATCAAGCGGGAATAAGACAACAATATATAGATCAATCTGTAAGTTTAAACTTGGCTTTTCCTAGTATAGCTACACCAAAATGGATAAATAAAGTTCACATGGAAGCTTGGAAAAAAGGAATAAAAACTCTTTATTATGTTAGAACAGAATCTGTATTAAGAGGAGATATAGCAGAACAAGCGATGGATGAGAATTGTTTAGCTTGTGATGGATAATAATTAAGGGGCCTTAAAAAGCCCCTTTTTTTATATTTCTTTATAACAAGTTTTATTGTTTTCATCTTTATAAGCTTGCAAACAACGCCGCCTATTTGAATCAACATCTACATAACTAACGTGAACCCAATCAGGGTTATCTTCCGTACCAAATTCCCAAATCATTTGATCAAAATCTAAATTATTTTTTATATAATTGTACATATCTTTATTAGACATATAGCCATACACGTCATCTAAATCCATTGCGCGTCCTTGGCAATGTTGCGATCGACTACTTCCTCCAATTGCTTTATTCAATTCTTCTGAGCGAAAAAATGAATTAATCTTTATTGGGCCATTTACAGCTTTTCTTAAGGGTTCAAATACTTTCTCAGCAATAAGTTCCATGTTTTGTAACTCATATTCGCTAGGTGTATTGTCTATTCCTTTTCTAGTTGCTGTTGCACTAAACGTTGCTTCTTTTTTACTAATGTGTTCACTAATCATTTTTATAATTTAAATTTACCGCCAATTGTTATTGAATATGTTAATGGAAATGCATCTGTGCTTTTAGCTATGTTAAAACCTAAATTCATTCTAAATGTTTTAGTTATAGCAAAATCAAAGTTTGCACCTCCTACAAATAATGCATGCTCATTAAAAACAAAACCATTATCTAATGTACTGTAGCTCACTGGTGTTAAGGCGGTAGCTAACATAGGTGATACAGTAAAACGTTTGAAAGGAAATGGTTTAGTGCCAAAAAATATAAATGCTGGCATTATATTCCAGTCATCTTTACTATATAATACGTTTGCAGAAGCAGATACACCACCAACAAATCCTTTCCATTTATTTTCTTTTTGTCCAATATATACATTACTAATACCGAACGAAGCATTATAAACCCCATACATATACATTAATCCTGCGGATAATGTTTGTACATTAGCTATACTTCCTTTGTCATAAAAATGGCCAAATACATATTCCTCACCGTTATCTTTAATTATAACAGGAACTTTTTTGTCATACCTATAAAACGTATGACCTCTTGAACCACTTAAACTTATTTGTTTTAAGTTATCCCATATCATCATATTAGCAGAATAATTAAATTCACCATTCATTGATGATTGTGCAAAACCTAATCCTATTACTTGATTTGCAGCACCATCTAATCCTGACATACGCATTAGATTTGCTGATATTATTATAGGATTTGTATTCTTTTTTTTCTTTTCTTTTTCTTCTTCTTCCTCTTCTTCTTCAGATTCTTCCTCAGATTCCTCCTCTTCTTCTTCCTCCTCCTCTTTTTCTTCTTCCTTTTCTTCTTCTTCTTCTTCTTTCTCTTCTTCTTGCTGTTCTTCCTCTTCAGAATCATCACTGTCATCATCTCCACCGCTGTCATCATCATCACTGTCACCACCATCATCGTCACTATCTCCGCCTCCATCATCATCACTATCGCCTCCTCCATCATCTGAGTCACCACCTCCGTCATCGGAATCACCACCATTATCTCCAGAGTCTCCTCCGCCGTCATCTCCTCCGCTGCCGCTGTCCCCACTGTTGTCACTTCCAGTATCACCTGAGTTATCAGAAGATCCGCCACTAGAATCAGAACCGCTGTTACTATTCGATGTGGAAGTTTGCGTAGTTGTTTGAGTTGTTTGAGCTGTGGAACATGCTGATAATGCATACCACCAAGCATACGTTTGCTCCATCCAAGTTCTTAATGCACCACTGTAAAAATCATTAGCAGTAAAAGTTTTTGTTCTATTATAAAAGGATACTGTTGTGTATCCTTCCATTTGAATCGAAACTCTTTTAATCTCTCCGGTACATCTATCCGCAAAGGCTTGTACTAATGTTTGAGAATATATACTTGAGGAAAATAATAATAATATTATTATTTTTTTCATTAATGATCAAATATCTTTTTTCTTATCATGCGTTTAACAACCTTAGCAACCGCAGTTTCTAAAGCTTTCTTAGTCGATGTACCAATTGATGATTGATTAAACTTAACATCTTCTAAATTCTCATTATTTAATAAAGTCAATTCTCTTGTGGTTGTAGCTTTACCTAAGCCGGATCCTGTCATGTATAAACCAGTTTCAGAATCAACCAGCTTAACTTGTAATCCTAATCTTGTAACTAATTTATTTTTAATACCGTCTTTTAAATTAATTGTTTCATCTTCTGATATACTAAAATCGTAGACTTCTATATAACAAAAGTATTTAGCTAAAACTATTTTACCTATAGGATTTATTACGTTAGCTGTAAAACCTTTTTCACTTGCTTTGAATTGTTTAATCATTCTATCTTTTATTTCATCTCTTGTTTCTACAAACTCAAAACGAAACGTTTCATCTAAGAAGGCTACAGTTATATTAGTTAAACCTAATCCAACTCTATAATCACCTAATTCAGGATACTGATTTAATATTTCCTCAGTAACACCAATGTTAAGCAAGGCTACAGACACGGGGTCGCCATTGTATTCTGGCACACTCCATATAGACTCTCTTGATTCAAAGCTACCGACATAATCTTCGGTGGTTGTTTTTCCAATTACTTGGCTATGAGCAGAAGCCACAGCCGATACAAATATCGCACATAGTATAAATTTTTTCATGTTACCAATCTATCTCTCTTTCTTCTTTCTTTGGTTTTTGTATAACTGTTTTAGTTATAACCAAAGTATCTTTAACAACACTTGGTGGTATTGTTATTGTTTGTTCCATTGTTGGCGGTGGTGAATCATCTTCAGGACTAAATATAGCCTCCATATTAGCTATAATTAAAGCCGCCCCAGCAGTTATAATTAATCCTATTGCTGTTATTATTTGGTTCTTTAATTCTTTCATGTTATTTTATTGAAAATGTTTGTCTACCTATAAAACTATTTGTATTAGTATACAATTCAACTGTGTAAGAACTTACAGGCAGTGAGTTAACGTATATGTTTAATATATTATCGCCCTCTCTTCCGGTTATTATTTCTTGGTTTATTATTTTATTTGAAAAATCTAATATCTTAATTCTGTATTTACCATCAGACGGCAACTTTGTGTTTATCCTGACTTTGTCTTGCACTATATAACTTTCTAATTTAAGCCCTGTAGTTTCTTGCATAAATAAAGATTCAGGTACTTCTTGTATAGGTCTTTCAATATATACAGTTTCCGAACAGCTTATAAATAATAATAGTATAAATAGTTTTTTCATTATTGTATTTTTAAAATTACTTTAGTTCCTTCTTCTGTTACAGCATCTGTAGTTTGAAAATAAACTAAACCAGATGTATTAGTTATTGTTTGTTTAGTATTAAATATAATCTTATACGGTTTACCAGGTTTTATATTTTCTTGGTTCTCAACACTTAGACTGCCAAAATATAATTTATTGTTTCGCTCTGTTGCAAAATTAGTTAATAAATTGCCAGTATTGAATTGAACTTCTTCAAATTCTAATAAAGCATCATCAAATTGAATTACAAATTGCATACCCGCTAAATCTTCTTTTTCGAGCTCAACTACTAATTCAACTTTATCGTTAACTAAACTTGTGGAAATATCTAAATTTAAATTTTCAGATGAATTCTGAACAACACCTCTTGCAACACCACTGTTCTCGCTTTGTACTATTGGTTCAAATGAATGTGAAAAATCTACATCTCCAATAAGTCCATGACCAAAATCAAAAACCTTATTAGAATCAGTAGGAGTAAAATCTTTTCTTTGCCCAAAGTAATAATCATTTGTGGAATACCCATATTGATTTTTTTCGCCCCAAACATTTTTAGCTCCGTTTGTAGAGTTTGTAAACCATTCGCTAACGTTTTCATTCATTATATGACTTAGCAAAATGTAAGAGTCATCAAAATCTACATTACCGCTGTTATTAACTTCGCCTAATAAAAATTGTATACTATGTGTAAAAGTATTAGCTTGCCCACCTGGGTTACTACCAGCTTTAATAGCTTCTTTAAATACTAAAAAAACATCCGTAACAGTTACAACATCATCCAACCAATCGCTAGCAGCATCATTATCGACTGTTATATCAATAGTATATTTAACGTCGTTTTCTAAACCTGTAACTATAGCCTGTGAATTAGCGTCAAAATTACCACTTGCTACACTACTATTATTACTTAATATGTTATATTTATAATGTGTTGGTTTGTCGTTTTCTGTTTTTAAATTTATAGTAACACTCCCAGCATCTCCGCCTTCAACACCAGCTAAAGTAATTTTTTGTTGCATTGCATCAACATCATAAGCTGTGTTATCAGAGTTGTCGTGGGCTTTCATCCAGTTAAGATGTGTTACATTATTATAATTACTATAGTTTGTATTTATTTTATCTTTAATTTTAAAATCAACTTCAATTAATGTATTGTTATATGTAATTCCAACACCGTCTTGAATGGTAATTCTTTCAACAGACCAGTCATTATCCGTAGGATAAGAATCAGTGTCTCCTTCTACTTGTGTTCTGTTTTGCCAACCGTGTAAATATTGTGCAGAAAGATTATCTTCATCGTAGGTACTTAAAATTTTAAACTTATAACCATCCCAATGTGTTAATGAGGTTTGTGCACTCGTATTAGCTTCATTATCCGTAACTTTAAACCGATGTGTTATTTTTTGTAATAATTTATTATTGTACTCATAATCAAACATGTAGAGATTAGGATTTGCCCCCTCTGTAACCTGTATGGTATTAAACTTTATCGTTATAGTATCACCAACCTCAAAATCCGCAGCGTTTGTATAACTGTGATCAAGTTTTAAATCTTGCGCTAAGCAGAATAATGGTAGTAATAAAAACAATAGTTTTTTCATAGTTTTAATTTCTTAATAATGTTTTCAGATAGTTTTTTTAATGCAACACTTACACTATTTTGTGTAAACTGCCCTTGTTCATTTAATAAAATTAAAGAAGTTGTAATGTCTTTTGCTGTGCCTTTTACTTTTACTTTTTTCTTTTTGTATTTTGCCGACGCAATAATTTCGGTTTGACTTGATGATTTGCTATACAACGCAACATTTGATTGTGTTCTTTTTACGTCAAAATAAAGTAATTCAACAGTTAAAGCATCAATAGCCTTGTCATTTAAATTATAATCCAAGTCTTGAACTAATTCTTCTAAAATGTTTTTTAACCCAAAACCAACATCCCTGTTGTTAACCAACGGGCCTGTTTGAATTGAGTTTTTTATATTGTCTATTTTAATATCTTGTGCAGATATTACAACGCAAAATAATAAACTACTTATTAGCTTTATTTTTCTTGTGTATGTCATACCAGCGTGCTACTGTGAAACCTATAGAAACTAACAATAATATTATTTTTAATATTGTTTCTATTTCTGTCATAGAAAGTGTTAGTGTTGCACCATTAAAGGCCATTAATTTAATATCTTGCCATTCCATAGTTAATTATATTTTTTTCTTTTTGAATATCTACTTGATGCAGAACTATTTTGTCTAATTTTTTTTGATTTTCTTTTACTTTTTGATTTTGTAGAGTAATAACTATCATCTGGTTCAAAGTTTACGGTCCACCTGTTCCAACCAGATAATAATGCTATTTTTTGCCATGTTTCTGTTTCAACGTCTAAAGCGTCTTTAACGTTTCTAGCTTTTGAAACAACCCTATCTAAAGGCACATTAAAAAATGAAGCAGAACTACCTACCATATCTAATACAGGATTTTCTATAGATATACCCATTTTTTCAAAAGATTTTCTTTTATACTTGTAATCTTTCAAAGCATCGTATATATCTCTAGTTTTAATACTTATTGCTGGGCCAACCGTTGCGACTTCTGCTAATATTGCAGCTATATCAAATTGTCCTTTTCCTTCCTCAACTTTTTTGTTTTCGTCATATAACTTTTTACTAACATTTTTTACCATTGAAAAAACAGCACCTTTAACACCCGTACCCCTAATTAATGTATCAACCATATTGTTTGCCATGTAACCAAATTTTCTTTCATTTCTTTTTGTTTCTTCATCTTCATCTTGTCCTGGAAATAACATACTAAATAAACCTTGTTGTAATACAGAAAACATTATATTTTGTAAAAATGAATAATATAATATCTTACTTACCTTTTCTTTAGGGTTACCTCTACCATTTCTTAAATCTAAAGCAGCTCTTTCTATTAATCTAGTATATTGCATTGGAGTATTTTGGAATGCTAAAAATAACCTTCCCTCTGAGCTTGTTTGCTCCATAGATAGCCTGTCTGCTCTTGCAGACTGTTGAGTTTCTTCAGTAACCTCTTGAAAATCTACAAAAGCTTTTCTTTGTGCTTCTACTTTTGAAAAACCTTTTGCTGTATATGTATTTATTCTATTTCTGTAAAAACTAGCTCCACCCGCGGCAATTGCAAAGGCATCACCAGCTTTAGTAAAAACAAAACCTTTTTGTAAAACTAAACCTAAAACACCTTTAAATCCTTTATTTCTTTTTATAGCATCAGCAATTTCCGCTTCATTGACATCGGTTCTTAAACCTCCTCTTCTTTCTTTTAAATAATCAGAATTCATTATATACTTAAAATCTGTTGCCCACTGTGCGGGATTACCTATTAAAGCTTTACCAGAATGATATATATTGTTATCTGACCAGTTTATGTAATTAAAAGTAGATAATGTTTGTAGTGTTGCTGTTCTAGTGTTTAAAAACATTGTAGACGCAACAGAACCCCTTATCCAATTTAACATACCATTTACCATTTTAGATTGACCACTTGTTCTAGTTTTTCCACTTTCCATTCTAGTTAAAATATCTTGTAATGGATCTAAAAAATCTTGACCGTAGGTTGCTCTTATTTTATTTATGTTGTTTTCACTAAAAATAGCCTTTTTATTTTCAAGAAAAGGTCCTAAGAATTTTTTTCTTGAAAGTTGATCTATTGATCTAAGTATATCTTGTCTAATAGTATCAGTTTGCCATGAGTTAACATCTGGATCTATCCAATATGAATCTTGTCTCATAATACTAGATAAATTACTAGCATATTTTAACATTTTATTACCTGGATATGTTATTATTTTTCCTTTTATTTTTTGTAGCGTTACATCATTAACACCAGGAACTTTAGAACCATTTTTAGTATAGAGGTATATTCTTAATGCTTGATCATAGTTAAAACCAGAAATTCCAGTTTCTTGCTCCATGTCTTTGTTAAAATTAGGATTATCTTTTAAAAACTGTTTATATTTTCTACTTGATAATTGTCTAGCTATGTCTAATGACATTATTGCCTTACTAAAAGGTTTTACTAAATTATCAACAAAAAATTCTAATTGTTTTTCTCCTTTTTTTCCTTTACCAAGAAAACCATAAAGAAGACCAGCTAAATCGTTTGCGCTATGTGGAATTATTCTAAACATTTTTTTCCTAGTAGCAGCTAATTGTTTTGAAGTTGCAACATCAATTATGTCATCTAAAGAATATCTTTTGTCTTTTGCCGATAACATTAAACCCATTTGTGATTCTAATTGCAATGTTTTTACTTCATCATTAAAATTAACTTGACTTAACTGTTCGTTTTTATCAGTTTTATTTTTAATAATTTTTATTGATTCTTCTTGACTAAGTTTTGGAGTTTGTTCTAATATATTTGTAGGTACTACACCTGACTTAAAATTATTAGTACTAACAACAGGCTCTTTACCTGACATTATATCAAATAAAATTTGTTTAGTTATTTTACTACTTGAGTCATAGTTTTGTATAGAATATCTTTCAGTACCTTTTTTAAGTACAGATAAATCTAAAGAAGATAAATTATTTAAACCATCAATAGAAGAATTTTCAAAAGCCAAGCTTTGAGTAATAAACATTAGCCTTTCTTTTATTTCATTTTTGTTTTTTCCAGATTTAACAAAAGCAAGTCTATATTGATTCATCAAATTATATACACCATTCCTTGTTTCATTTGCTTTTGATGACTTAAAATCAAGTATAGCTGTTTTCTTTGTATCTTCTAATAATGTTGGATCGTTTAGTAATTTTTTTAAAGTATATAATGTGTTTATTTTTTTGTTGTTATTTTTTATGTGATTGTTTAAATCATTTATAAAACTCACATCGTTTTTAGATAAATTTTTATTTGATTTTAAATTTTTAGTAGATATGTTTTTATTTATTTCTTGATCAAAAACAGTTATTTTTTCTATTCTATCGTCTCTTATTATTTTATTGTTTTTGTCTACAAGAACTTTACTTTCTGATGTATAAAGATCTAGTGTATTATTAAATAAAGAATTAAAACCATTAAAACCAGCTGCTGATCTTGCTAAAAAACTTTCTCTTTTAAACAAATCAGGCATTGAATTTAAAAACTCAAATTGATATTTTTTTAATTTTAAAAGTTTTTCATAATCCCATTTTTGTACATTATTTTCATATTTATATAAAGATATGTTTTTTACATCTTCTTTATTTAAGTCAATATCATATATCTTACTTGTTTCTTCTAAAAACTCAGGGTTTTCATATAAACTTCTAGTGTATTTAAAATATTCACGCTTATTAAATATCATGTTAGTTAACTCTGGAATAACAATGTCATTATCAGGTTGTTGACTAAATTGAAATTCAGATTTACCAGCAGCAACATTATTTATAACATTAGGATTTATACCAGCTTTTAGCATTTGTATCCTTAGTTCAGTGTTTGTTGTGAGTTTAGAAAGTAAAGCTAACGCGCCTTTTACCCTTTGTGATTCAGGACTTCTACCATCTAAAATTTCTCCTCTAACATCTGTTATTAAAGCTCCACCTTCTGAATCCATACCAAAAGCTTTTAAAACTCTTTCTTTATATTCATTAGATAAAAAATTATTAGGAAGTTTAAACTGTGGGTTACCTTGTGCGCCACCAACCCTTCTATTGGCTGGTTCATAAAGATCTAAATTGAATTTTTCATCATTAATTAATTTAGTGGCTATTTGAACTGATTTACCTTCTGCATTTTGATCAGTTACTTCTTTATTAGAAGTAAGTGGTGGTAAAAGTTTTATAAAATCATCTATATGTTTATATAAAAACTTTTGTGCTTTTTTAAATTCTCCTGATCCTAGATTTTTTTTAGGATCTGTTATTTTACCAACTGGTACACCTGCTTTTTCAGCAATATGTGGAGATGCAATTAATGGAACACTACCAAAAGTCATTTGATCTAGTGTTAGCATTGGGAATAAATTTTTTACAGAATTTTTTACATCAGATTCTATACCAAAAACCTTAGAAGGTATTATTTTATTTTCAATATTTTCATCAAAACTTTCTTTTGTGTCAAACTCTGAAAAATCTTCATTTATACCAGGTTCAGCAACAGATCCAACTTCTCCAGCTACAACATCTAAACTTTTAGATTTAGATTGTGCATATTGTTTAAGAACTTTACTTTTTACCCATGTTTGTAATTGTCCATTTAAATAACCTGAAAATGAATCATTTTGTTCAGGATTAAATTTTATTATCAAATCTGTTAATTCTTTTTTAACATCTTCAATAAAATTACTTATAGGTTTACCAGAAACAGTTTTACCCTGTATACCACGAACAATAAGCGCATCCATTAAATTACCTTCTATAATTCTGTTATATGCATCAGCTAAATAACCATCTTCTTCATATTGTTTTTTAGAAATACTGTAACCTTCTTCTTTAGTATTTGGTCCAGCTAAATCATCAATTATAGAATTTTTTTCTGCTTGTGAAAATTGTCTAGATTCACTTTCTAATTCTTTATTTAGTTTTACTTTGTCTATAGCATCTAAGACTTTTTTTGAAACTTTATTTTCTTTAGCAGATTTATTAAACTCACTTAAAAAATTATAAACTTGGTCTGCATTTTCAAAACCAATATCCATGTCATATTTTTTAAATAAACTTTTAAAAAAATCAGCTATTTTTTCTAATATTGTTTTATCTAAAGAAAGTTCGTTTTTGGCAAGAGCATCAGACATTACATTTAAATATTCTGTTTCATACTTACCTGAATCGACACCATAACCTCTATTTTCCATTATAGCGTCAAGTTCTTTTATTTGTCTAGATGTTAATCTTTCTTTAACACCTTGTACTATTTTTGCTTGTTGTTTTTTATCACCTATTTGTGAGTTTAAAATAGGGTGGAGTATTTCGTGTGCTCCAATATTTATTTGAAAAGTTTTACTAGCAGCGTCTTTATTGAAGTATATTTTACCATTTATATAGGCACCTCCTATTTGGCTTGCTTCTGATTCTGTTTTTCCTATAGCGTTAGCAAATTCTTTGTTTGTTTCATAGCTTTTAGCTTTTATATTTAAAGCTTCTGCCATTTTTAATCCAAAACTAGTGCTTTTATTTATTAAAGAGTTTATACCTCTATTTTTAGCTAAAACCCCGTTTATTCTTAATACACTTACGTTATAATCTTTTTTTACCTTATCTAAGTAAGTTAAATATTCTCTTTTGTTTATTTTATTATTATCTAATTTTTCTTTTAGATTTTTTAATTTAGATACTTGTCTTTCTGTTTCAACATTAATGTCATATATTTTTTTCTGAGAACTCTCATCTAAATCTTTTATTTTGTCATTAGATATATCTATTAATCTTTTAATGTTTGCTTTAGCTATTTCTATATTAGCTTCAGCACTTATTCTAACGTCTTCGTCTTTAGTTTCTACACTAACTTTCTTATTATATACAATTGAGTTTATATTTCTTTGTATTTCATTTGAATCTTTTGTAGATCTTACCGAAGATGAAGCTCTTAATGCATATCTACCTCCTCTGATTCCAGCACCTCCAAAACCTCCACGTAACATTGACTCATATGCATCTTTTTCAGTTAACATTCTATATAAAGATCCTTGTAGTGCTTCTGTTTTGGTTTTACCTTCACCTAAAAGTTTATTAAACTCTCCTAAACCATATTGACCCCATTCTGTACCCGCTTCTACACCACCGGCAAATGCAATATCTAAGGCATATTTAGTTATTTTGTTTCTTCCTTTTTTTAATACTTTACCTAGTATTTTACCTAGACCTAAGTTTTCTATACCAGCTTGTCCTGCAGCTATTGAAAAAGGAATTATAGTTTCTTCTTCATTATCAGATATTAACTGTTTTAAACTTTTATTTTTTCTTTTCGCTAATCTCTCGTTGTATTCTATATAGTTTTCAGCAGCGTATTCATATGCATAACCTGTGAAACCCGTACCCAAACCATAACCAACAGACGCTATGGCATTAGCCACTGTCCCAAGAACACCAACGGCAAATTTACCTGGATCTTTTTCTGAAATAGCATCTGCTAAAGCAAAAACAGGTCTATTGCTTTGTTGTTTTTCTTTAACATCTTTTATTAAATCTTCAACGGTTTCAAACTGTAAATATCTTTCCTTAGCATTAAAAGAATCTCTTCCAGCATTTAATAATGCTTTCATACCTTTTCTTCCATACAACTCTTCGTTCATAGCTGTCAAAGCTAATTGTACAGAAGGATCATCACCTCTCCAAAAATTGTCTATTAAACCTAATCTATCTCCAGCGTTTTTAAACTCATTTAAAAGACCTTGACCTAAAGTTAATTCTTCAGAATCTTCCTCTGTTTTATTTTTTATTTTTATTTCTTCTGGAGTTGGAAGTTTGAACTCCAAAAAACCAGCTGCCAAGTTTGATTCCGTATTGGGTGTTGCATTTTCCGGAACAGTCACACCCTTTTCTGTTCCTTTTGTCTTTGCTAAATCTGTTTGTTCGTCTTTTAATTTAGCTTGTGGATATTTAAGCAGAAAATCTTGTTTTCTGTCTGGTGAAACCTCAAATAGTTTCCCGTCTACTATGTAAAATTCATTCATAATACTATCTATTACTATTAAATTCTTGACTTGCGTTTTGACTTCTAACTAAAGTTATGTCAAATATTTTTTTAGTTAATTGTTCTTTTATTATATCTAGTTCTTTTCCTGTATAATTTTTACCTTCTACACTAAAAGTTCCATCAATGTTCATTTTAAGCTTATTTAATCTATCTAAATTTGCTTTGTGATTGTTTAATTGTTTATCTAATTCAGCTACTGGTATTTTACTTAAAGCTTCTTTTTCAGCATCTTCTTTTACTTTTTCTTCTTTTAATAAATTGACATATAAATTACTTATCTTTCTATTTATATAGCTTTCATTTTTACCAGTATATAAACCTTGTTTAAAAATAATTCTTTTAACTAAATTAATTTTTCCATCTGCTGTATTCATATCATAAACAGCATCTTCATATTCTTCATCTTTTACAATCTCAGTACCATCTGTTATAGTTAATATACCATTTTCAATTTTATATTCTTGATCTTCAATTATTTTTAAATATTCAGAAAGTTGACTACTCGCTGGACCATCTACAATGTCAAAAATATTATTTAAAGACTCATCAACATCCTGTCTTTCTAAATCAGCTCTACTAGGATCATCAACTTCTTCTTCTTCTTCTTTTTTATAAATAAATTTATTTCTAACAGCTGATTGATTACGTATTGTATTTTCTATATGTTCTTTTATAGCAAGATCTTGTATTTCTAAAAAATCAAACTGCTCTTCCTCACTAATATCACTTGGTGAGTCGTTATAGTTAAATTCTTCTCCAGTTTTATCTTTTAATATTTTTTTAAAAATAGCAGCTCTAGATTGATAATCCATGTTACCAAAAATTTTATTTGCAGCACTTTCAAAACCTTTTTCCATTTCGCCTTCTATTTGACTATAATCTTCTGCTCTTTGGTATGCATAATCAACAATTCTAACAGCATCGTTTATGCTTTTATCATAATCACTAAATATTTCGGTGTTTTTTCTTATAGTAGGCATTTTATCAGGTACATCGTCTCCAGTCAAAAAATTATCTTTTTGTCCATCATTAAACTTAAAAGCTAAATTACCATCTTTAGTAACAACTTCAAAACCATTTTGTTTGTTTTCTAAGAAAGATCTAAAAACAGGTGTTTTATTAAATAAATTTAAATCAACATCGGTTGGATCTAAAGCAACTGCTTTATTCATGTTTTCAAGAGGTGCCATTATATTAACGCCAATGTCAGATAAAATTTTAGCCTGATCCTGTACACTTGAATTAGCAAAAACACCAGAGTCCACGTACTTTTCATTAATAATGTTTTTTACTTGAGAAGCAACTTGTGGATTATAAGTTTTAGCTATATCGGGATAGTTTAATTCGCTTTCAAATTTAGCTAATCTTATATCTAAATCTCTTTCTTTTCGTTCTTCTTTTTCAGCTTGTTGTTGGAAATAAGAACCATATTTTTCAACACCACCTAAAAAAGCTTTTAAAAAAGCATTAGGATCTCCTATGTTTAAATTTCCAGGATTTCTATAACTCATTTTTTATTTTTTTATTTTATTATTAAGTGACACCTTTGTAAATATCAATACCATTATTTACATTCCATGTCTGTTTAACGCCAGACCCGGCGTTTACTTTCCCATTATACCAATTCCCATACCCGCTAATGAACCAAAGGCAGAACCTAACGCACTTGATTGTGCTGATCTATATTGTGCCGCCATATTTGCATATCTATCACTCATGCCTTGTAATCTATCTAAGTTAGCAACCTGTCTTTGTTCTCTTACTCCAAACATAAATTGTCTTCCTGCTACATCTGCTGATTGTAATCTCATCGCTTCTCTCATTCTCATTTGTTGAGCAGCTTGTTCGCCTCTTGCTCTTTGCATACTAATAGCTGTTTCTTGTTGTTGTATATTTCCAGATATTTGCAATTTAGATTTATTAGCTTGTTGTGCTAAGGCAGTAGCCATTCCTGCTCCACCACCTGATTCTCTTAAACCTTCTAGTGTAGTAGCTAATGACATATCAGTTTCCTCAGCTGCTAATTCAGCAGATCTAGTAGCAACTTGCATATCACGAGCTGGATTTGTAATCATAGAACTCAAATCAGTTATACCTTTATAAGGATTAATTATTTCTTGTCTATTTTCTTCAGCTTTTCTTAATTCGCCTCTGTAATAATTAGCTTGACTTTCAGCTCTTCTAGCTCGTCTTCCAGAGCCAAAACTACTAAAAACACCACCTAAAACTCCAGCCCCAGCCATTGCAATACCTATTGGATTCATAATTTTTATTTTTTATATTAATACATTGTTAAATACCGTATTAGTACTAAACAACTCTTGTTTTTTATTATTAGAAGTTGTTGAAAAAGTAGCTTTCACAAAATTACCTTTTATACCTGTTACGTCTAAATTGTTATCTACATCATATATTTCTCCAGATACTATTGGTGAACTATTCTGTAATTCAGCATAGTATCTATTATTTCTTTTAGTAAATATAGAAGCACCTATGTAACCTATTACAGTAGAAGTTTCAGAATTAGCAACGTTGTTTGCTTTATCTAAAAATTCTTCTGTTCCTGACAATACCCTATCGTCTGTATTAGTTTTAATATCATTTAATTCCCATAAAGAAGTTCCTTCATAAGATATACTATAAAATACATTTTCTTGTACAGCGTTAGAATTAACAACAAAAGTTACAGTTGAAGGTACTACGCTAGCACCATAATATCTACCATAATCAACAGTTGATCTGTCATAATGATTCCATACATCACTATTGTTAAATGTATAAAATTTATTACTTAAACTAAAGCCTTGAGAAGGTTTATAATCATGTCTACTTGTCCAACCATTTATAGCATCACTAAAACTTACTGTTTCGTAACTTCCATTGTCTTTTTGCAATGAAACTATAAAACTCTTGTGGTAGTTGTCAAACATACCTACTACTTTAGAACTATCTTTTAGATTATCTCTAAAAAAACTTCTCATACCATACTCTGATATTGGAGTAAGCCCATCTCCACCACCTTGACCAGATGATAATCTTAATATTAATCCTCTGTTTTTATCTGCAAAATATTTTCTATTTCCAAATGATGCAAAGCTTTCTGGATTTTTAGATATACCATACTTTCCTACAAAAGGTATTATTTGACCTATAACAAGTTTAGAAGAAGTAACTGTTCCACCGCCTTCAGCTGAAAATATAGCATCTTTGTTTATTAAAGCCCTACTAACTTTATCTTCTTGTAATATTATTAAGTTTGTTTCTTCTGCAAAAAGTTTTTGTATACTTCCGTTTGCAGAATTTACTGACTTTGTTATTGCTTCTGCTGGAGAAAATTGATTTGTATTATTTATACCTGTTCTAGAGTTAAAAACACCAGAATATATTAAAGCATTTTTTCTTCTTTCCTCAGTAAAATCTTCATCTATAATATATGCTCTAACACCTATATCTACTTGAACAGCGTTAAAATCTCCTTTTATTCTACTTTCTTCAATATGCCAATTATCATTAGCATCACTACTTTTTATGTAAAAGGAATTAAAAAAACTTACATCTATTGTTGTTGCCATATTAAGAATATTGCGTTGTTGTTATATTATTTCTTTTTATAAGCACTCTGTGAACAGGTTCCATTACAACACCTATTTGTTCATAACCTACTACTAATTCATAGTCTGTTGTTACCGCACTACCCGTTATATAACTTGTCACTGTTACTATAAAATTACTACTACTAGCACCTACATAACCAGAATCAGTTGGGTCTGTGTTTTGGTGAGGAGCAGGTCTTATCCAAAAGGCTTCGGTAGAATCGTTCCATGTATAATTTGATACATTTAATATTTCTGTTCCATCTACACTTACCGTTGCAAATTTGTGAGATGCAGGAACAGGGCTGTTAGTTGTTTCATCATAAGCATTGTGATTTGAAAGAACATCTTCGTAATCACCCCCGCAAGTTCCGTTAACTTCATAATATCCATAATTAGTAGGTATAAAATATTCCTCATACTTATCACCCGGATCATAACCGTCACCTTGTCCACCTTGACCATAACATCTAGCATAGTAATTAAAGCCAGTACCTGTTTTTTCTGTTACATTAATAATATCACCAAACTCCAATGAAAGAGGCACTGTCAATGTATCTGTTAATCCAGCAACATCAGTTGCTTTTAAAACAAAACTAAGGTTAGATGCAGAAGCACCTATAGCTGTTCCTAGTGATATTGCACCTTGTTCTGAAACACTAACATTAGAATATCCTCCAGCGTGGCTATAGATTAATCTATTTGTCCACCTAGTTGAATTTGAACTACCGTTTTTACCAGATATTTCTCCACTGCTATTTACTGTAGCAATAACACCTGTTTCATCAGCCGCATACCCTATTCTATCAGCATCTGGTATGAAAGCAAGTACTGGATCTGCATTTGTTACAAATATTTCTTTAGTAAAATTTTGTGCTCCATTAGATGTTGTTGCTCTAAAAGTTATTGTGTATTTGTTAGAAGGTGAAGGTCTAAATTCTTGGCCATTTATAAGTTTTAATTTTATTACATCTGTATTTCCAATTTGTTCTGCACTAAAATCATTAAAATAACTTTGATTTATATTATCTTCTACTCTTACAACAGTTTGTACGGTTATACTTAAATTATTTGTTCCAGGTGTTAATTGCGTACCATTAGCATCAAAAACTTTTATAATCATTATATATGAATTACCAGCTGTACTTTCAACAAACTCATCTAAATCTGCATCATCATTTAGATTTCTTAATACTAAACTAGCGGCACTAGAAGATCCTCCACCAGAAGTTATTTTAGAATTTAAATCTGATATTAATCCACATGTAGATGTTTCATAAAATATATCTAGTTTTGATTTAAATGGCTTTGTTTCAAAAACAGCTAAAGAAGGTACATTATTTCCTGAAACAGTAGCCTGCTGACCATAACCACCTTTAATTTGTGCAAACAAATATTGTTTGTCTTTATCATAAAATTCTAAGTCATCAGGATCTTCAATACCAAAATCTTTAAGTTTACCTATTGATATAATGTTATGTGTAGACGTTTGGATGCCAGTATCTCCATTCTCTAGTATACCATCTAAAATAACACTACTTGTAGATAAGTTTATATTACTTCCTTCTGTTACTTCATCTCTAGGTATTTTATTTATATTATCACCATATATAGGAAAATAACTCATATTATCACCAGTGCCTCCTGTGTTATACCAGACAACCCCTGGTGTGTATACGTTATAATAATCTTGTTCAGTTTGTTTTACTACTATTCTATAAGAATACCAACCTAAAGGGTTAGTATCAGCTTGCCATAAAAAAGAACTATCAACACCTTCGTTAAATATAACTTTTAAAGAATCTCCATTTAAACTTATTTGCGATCTTTTGTGTTGTATTGATGAACTATGCTGATTAGAAAGTATTACAGGTGATTGTCTTCCATATCTATCAGAAAAAACAACACCAACAACGTATGTTCTATCTTGTTTTAATGTATGTCTTTTATATTCTTCGTAAAGAAATTCATCTTCTTCATTTTTAGAACCAGTACTTAATTCAAAGTTTAATCCAGAAGGAGGTAATTCTTTACCTGTAACAAAATTACCATATACAAGTCTATTACCTGTTATTTCCTGTGCTAGTGCTTTTACGGGAACACGATCATAAACTCTTAAAGTTTGTGATTCAGGTAACATTTTATAAGGCTCTTCTGATCTATATATATAATATAATTCTTTTCTTCTATCGTTAGTAGAACCACTAACCGTGTTATTGATATATTTTTTTATTTTACTTCCAGAAACAACACCATTTGTTATTGTAGAAGGATCTTTTCTTAACGTAGATATGTTTTTTATATCTATAGTATCTAAAACCTTTACTGCTAAACTATCTGATTCTTTAAATAATATTTCTATTTCTTTTATTAATAAATCACTATAAGGATCTAAAGTAGGTAACATTATTTCTAACTCTAAATAGTTTATAGAATTAACAAATGTAGAAACCTCAGTTTCTTTATAAGCGTTTTCTTTTTCTGTACCAGTGAATGTTTGTATTTCTGGTACAAAAGCTATTTGAGTGAAAGGTGCAAAAATAGAATAAGTATTATCTTCAAACCTATATCTATATGAAAATCTAACAAACTTTTCTTTTAAAAATTCTTTGTCTATACCTGAATCAGCTGCACTATTATCTATCATAGAAGAACCTATAATTGATAATTTTTGACCATTAGCTATTGTTACACTTTCACTTAATGTTAAAGTTGTTGAACTTATATTATTTATAATAACATCATCATCTAAACTATCGTGCCTAACTAAAAATTTTTTACCAGCAGCGTGATCAGCGGCTAAAGAAGAATTAGCTGCTGAAATTGTAACAGTAGCGCTATCACTAACAGCACCATTAACAGTTAAAATGTATTTTGGTTTTAAAAATTTAGGTGCACAATATGGTGCATATTTGGCCACACTTATTTTGTCTTCAAAATATTGATCATCTGTATATAAGTTAGATTTTTCAACGTTAAAAACTCTTGGTTGATTTAAATTATCTGTAAAATATAAAAAACCATCTAAAATATTTACACCGTGTATAGCAAAAGATTTATTAAAATTAAATCTATAAGTTTTAAATATTGTGGTAGTAGTTGGTGATGAATCTGGGCTATATTTTACAATAGCACACTTTGCATCAGAGGGAGCTTTTATGTTAGGATCAGCGTTTGAAAAATTAGTTACAAAATAGTATACATTTTTATTTTCAAAATCAACAACATGACCTATAACTTCAGTAGATGATAAATCGGATTCTATACCACTTACTTTATTATTAGAAAGTATATTTTCTACAACACCTACATCACCACCTTCAGATCTACTAACTTTAATGTTTTTTGCATCAAAATATTCTCCTTCAGGTAATATCCTAGGGTCTAAATCTTTATTCATTTTACCTTTTATAAAGGTATTTTTAACTTCAGGCATTTAATTAATGTTTTATATGTTTTGATTTACCTCTCATTACCTGAGTTAATTCAGGTATATTTATTTCATATAATCTTATTTTAGCTTGCCTCATAGATGCTCTTCTATCTCTCTTATATCTATTGACAATATATTCTGGTATATTTGCCATAGTAGAAAGCATTGAATACGCGACATGTTTATATATAGCTTCTTCGGCAAACTTGTGTACTTTCATTTCATTATCAGTACCCATACTATCAGATATATATTTTAATGTTATTAAAGCTCCTCTTAATTCACTACTAAAATTTATAGTACCGTTATATTGATTTATTATATATATACCATTTCTATTCATGTGTTGTGGATCTCCACCATATCTCTTTCCAGCTTCAATTAATCTTTCTGATGGAAAGTCACTATTGTAAAAATAGTCATCATTTCCATGGGCATATGTTAATTGTGAATTGTTAAAACCTTTGAATCTTTCATTAGTAAGAGCTGTTGTTTTAATTATACTACCATCACTGTCATAAGTGTAGTTAAATTCATCATCTTGAGCAATAGCCTCTGTTGGTTTAGATGTATTGGAACCTTTTGTAATCATATGTTCTATTCCAGAACCATCTATCCAAGAAATACTTGTAGCACTAACAAAGTCTTTTGGCATAGGTATAGACAATGTGTGACCAACTTCAACTTCTTGTATTTTTTCTACCTTTGTAATGTCATAAGCAAACTCTTGTATACCTCTTTTTGTGTGAAATAATACATCTCTTCTATTTGCTCTATTAATTATTTTCCCTTCGCCTACATATGAAAACATAAAATTATTTACTATGTCAGATAAAGATGTGTATCTATACTCGCCATACAATTTTTCTTTTAATTGAACTGTTACAACATCGTTGTTAGATAATGTTATGTTACTTATTGTTACTCTTTTATTTGAATTAGTAAAAGATATGTTTGTTGTAGATACAACATTACCATTTATATAGACATAAAAATCTCCTACAGCAGTTGGCGAAGGATCTATAGTTGTTATAGTGAAATATTGTGGATCTCCAGTTTCCCATCTAAAGCTTTGGGAACCAGCGTAGTAAGCTTGATCTGTTTGATTATCTAAAAAACCCATTTGTTATATATTTTCTTTATTAAACTTATTCTGCTCTTGTTGTGATGATGATTGTAATACTAAAGGATCTTTTATTACTACACCAACATAAGATAGTATTTTTGTAATTAAACTAGGTTCTTCTGATGGATGTAACTCGAAGTTAGTACTATTTGCTGAAGAAAAAGTTATAGAATTATTTGGTCCAGGTGTATTAGAAGCGTTCCAAGAAGGAGTATTAGGTATTTTAATATAATGTATATTAACATTACCAGTCAAAGTACTAGGAAGTAGCTTAACTGCATCATCTAAATTTGAACCGTCTGTTATTTGTTGTCTGTAGTATATAGGATAAGAACTACTAGGTGAGATAAGTTTAGAAGATAAAACATAAGGAAGTTCTGATATTTTTATTTCTTCAAACTGTGTTAAATTGTCACTTTTATATATAGATATTAACCTATAAAGATCAGTAACATTATCTGTTAAATTTATTAAATCATTTGTTGTATCTATAGCAACAGATTTTAATTTTAAAAAATGATCTATTTTTTCTTTTATATTATTAGCTAAATCGCCATAATCGTCATTGGAACCAATAACGTTTGATTTCGATAAAACTCTATTATAATCATAAAAAGTTTTTTCTAGTATTTCAAGTTGAGCTTGTTGAGCTAATTTATTAAATTGGCCAGGTGTTAATTGCCCTCTCTGTTCTCTGTTTAAAATTGTAAGTACAGTTTTATATATTTTATCTACACTTATAGCCATATTTTATTTTTTTTAATAATAGTTAGGCCACATAAAGCGGCCTAACCGTTATATGTGACTATTTTAATCTTTTTTCCAATGTTTGGAAAACTTCAACTCCTTCATCTGTCTTAAACCAAGCTGCAAGTGCAGAGTATGGATTTTCATCAAAAGGTACAGTCATTAATTTTCTACCATTACTAACCCATTGAAAAGTTCTTTGGTCGTTAGATAGTTTTATTATATTTGCTTCAACGCTTTTTAAACCTATGTTTCTTAAGTTTACATTTTCATCAGCGGCTAATTCCAAAAATAATTCAGGGTCATTACTAGCAAAAACTAATAAATCTCTTTTTATTTCTTTAGAAGTCATACTAGCAACAGAAGATCCTACGTTTACTCTTACTATTGCTTCAGCTTCATCTATATTTAAATTTTTAGCAGCATTTAAAGCTTCTATTCTTTGTTCAAGCTCTACTAAGTCATCTTTAGCCTCTTCTTGTGGATCATACTCAAAGTATAATTTATTTAATCCAGGGTGATATAAAGATAATAATTTCTGTAGTGTTTGTTTTTGTTTTGGTACTATTAACATACCATCTTCAAATATAATGTGACCTAATCTAGCATCACCTTTGAAATCATCTACAAATGGAGTTTTTTGGTTAACAGTATATTTTAATTCTCTTTCAAAACCTTGCTCTTCATCAAACCAATATATGTTTTTACTTTTCATTGTAAAGGTTAAAGGAGATAGGTCGTTTTTAAGTATATATGTTCTATCCTTGATAGACCATTTATTTTTTGTTTTTGTCATGATATAATATAATAAAAATTAATAAAAGTAATAATTACCCCCGTTAATAAAACGAGGGTAAGAATTACGTTAAGTATTATGCAAAGTTACCAAACAGTACGAAGTTATTCGCAGCTTGTACAACTAAACATCTTTCTGATAGGTAATGTACCTCCATCGCATCAAGATCGCTAGTAGATGCTCCACCAACAGATCCTGTGATCCAAGATTTTAATTTTCTATCATCAGCTTGTGAAGCTCTGTATCTTACGTGTAAGAAAGGTCTTTTGATGTTTTTACCAAGAATTTGGTCATAAACAGATGAAGTACCTGCTGGTACTAATATACCTGTAACATCAGAAGCAATTTCTCCTCTAGTAGATGCATCGTTTAAATATTTCCAGTCAGTTTTGTAGAAGTCATAAGAACCTCTTCTAAAACCAGAAAAACCTAAATTGATTGCCATATCTTCAGAATTATTAAATAATCCCCAAGAAGTACCACCAGAACCATAAGAGTTTTGAGCAGCTAACATATCATCAATATTTAAAGATAAATCTCTATTTAAAAATAATACATTTTCCTCAATAGCTCCTTGCTTGTCTAATTTCTTAAGCATGTTATCGAAATCAGCTAAATCATCAGAAGCAGAAGAACCGTCAATACCATCTTCATGGATGTGACCTCTATCTTTTACCGCAGCAAATAAACCTTCTGTTCCTGCGATGTCCGCTAAATTTGTGTTAACGTTTTTCTCTGATTCAATCATAGCCATTTCTAAGTAATCTTCGAATCTTTTTCTAGTATCACCTTCAGCTTTGATATACCATAAGTAACCTGACTGACCAGCCTCACCTGTAACTTCAACCCATCCAATTTGAGAAGCATCAGATCCAGAGATCTCATATTTGTCTTTTAAGATAATTGGGTTATTAGTGTAAGACTGGAAACTTGGCTTAACTGCTTCGTTCATACCAGTATCAGCTTTTTTAAACTCAGAACCATATACAAAAAGTTTAATTCCAGCTCCAGCTGTTAAACCTCCACCAACACAACCAGTAGAGTTTGTATAACATTTAACTGTTATTTGTGCAGCAGCAACTGCTGATACATAAGCTTTTACAACTGCCGTACCATCACTTACTACTACCGTTTGTCCTACTCTAATAGCGTGATTAGTAAGTCCCGTAATGTCGTTTGCACCACTTGAATCAGCTACTAATGTACCACCTGAATAAGATAGGTGTAATCTTCCTTGTTCTGACCAAATAATTTGATCTGAACTCATAGGCATTTCTGCGCCTACCATTTTCAAAAACCCACCAACAGATCTATCACCGAACTTTTCAATTTCTGCCTCATATAAGTCTGGAACATATTGTTGCGCCCATCCTTTTTCTGCAGCAGATGTAAAATCAATGTAATTTGTTGACAAAGTTTGTTTAATTGGAGCTGGAGTTGTAGTTCCGCTCCCTAATGTAATTGCCATAATTTGTTTTTTTTAAAGTTATTTTTTAATTTTAATTCTTAATTTTGAACTATCATCGCCGCTTATAGCTCTTACTTTCATTCCACCAGCATCAATATTTTGACCAATCCTTCTAGGATCCATATTAATATTTTTAGCTTCTAAAGACATTTGCTTTATAGCATCTGACTTTCCTTGTTCATAAAAATGATTCGCTATTGAATCAGCGTTTCTAGCAGCATAAAGTGCTTTATGATAACCATTAGCATCTTTTAACATATTTTTGTCATCTAAGAACATCTCAAATGCACTTAATATGTCACTTTGTGCTTGTTTAGTTGTCTGAACATCTTTTACGTTGTATCTAAACTTGTTTTCACCAACTTTAAACTCAAAACCTTTGAATTTATCACTGAAAACACTATTAGTTTGATTAACAAAATGTTCATTAGACTTTTGCTGCTGAGCAGTTAATTCGTTCTGCTCTTTTTTATAATTATCATAAAAATTTATAGCTTCTTTAATTTCCGGAGAAAAATTAGAACCAGATTTTATGTCATTATAGTATTTACTTTTTGCGTTAGCTAAATATTTTTTTGCGCTAGCGACTTCTTCTTTGTAGTTTAATTTTTTTCTTCTAATATCTCTTTCCTTATCTATTTCATCATCATAAGAAAATTTATCCTCTAACAAAAAATTGATTTCATCATTGTTCAAATGAGGTTTTGTTGATTTGTAGTATTCTAACAATAAGTCATCATCACTTAGTGATTCAACATCAACATTTAATTTTACATAATCCTGTAATGTTCCGCCAGTTTCACTCATAAAATCCATGAGTTTCTTAACATCTTCAGGGTATTCTAGTTTTACTTCTTCTTGTAAGACTTGACTTTCTTCGGGCTGCTTTTCTTGTATTTGCCCTTGCTCTTGCACTTGTACGCCATCTTTTTCTTCTTTAATTAATGTTATTACTTCTTCTTGTTCTTGAGGTTCAACTTGTTTTTCTTCCTCTTTAATCTGTTCAACTGGTTCCTCTTGTTTTTTAGCTTCTTCTACTTTTTCAACAGGAGGTTGTTCAACTGTTTTTTCTTCTGGTTGTTTAGTTAAATCAACTTTATAAACACCATCTTCTTGTTGTCCACTAGTTTGATCGACTAATTCTTGTTCTTTTTCAGCTGTAGACAAATTGTCTTCAACTGGTTTCATTTTGATTTCTGACATAATAAAATATTATAAAATTTAAAAAATTATCTTGGATCAAATTGTTCTAATCCAAATCCACCTAAATTATCAAATCCTGCAGATTCAAAATCTTTTGGTGGTTTTCCAGTTTGTCGCTGGTTTATAAGCTCACTTTGTTGTGTAGCTTGTATTTTTGTTCTTTTGTCTTTTCTGTTTTCTTTGTATTCTTCTTTATTATTTATCACCTGTGTTTCAGCTTGTTTAAGCTGCATATTAAGTTGAAACTCGTGAAACATTAATTCTTTTTTAATTTCAGCTTCTCTTTCAAGCTTTTGTATTTCAAATTGATGTTCTATTTCTGACATTTTAGCTTTACCTTGCATTATCACCTGTTCTTTCTGAGCTTCACTCTGAGCAGCAGCCTGCGCAGCTTGTGCATTTGATCTGCTTTGAGCTTCAATATTTTCCATTTGAAGTTGTCTATCTTTTTCAAACTTTTTCTTTCTTCTTAGTTTAAGTAATTGATTAGCTAGTTTTAAATTTTTGACCTCTCTCGCATCAATAGCATCTTCTATTTCTATTTGCTTTTGTTGTAATGCCATTTGAATATTATTTTCAAGAATTTGTTTTTGTTCTTCATCTGGAGCTAATTCTAAAAATATACCAAAATCATGCAAATGTAACGTTTGTATTTCTTTTAAACTAGCTACATTAAATTTACCAACACCATTTATAAATGCTTGAGTTGTATTTCCATATTGTAACACATCAGAAACTCTTAATGATATTGCTTCTGCTGTTTTTAAAGTTAAATATAATCCAGCTTGTAAAACATGCCTAGTGGCAACATTTGAATTAGCAGCAGCTATTTTTTGTAAGCCTACTAAAGCATTTTTATCAGGCATACTACCATCTCTTGCTTCATTTAAACCAGTCACATCTCTAATCATTTGTAAATAATAATTATAAGATTGAATTAAACTAGCTATTTTTTGTCCGCCAGAAGATGATTGTAATTCTTGAACTGGCATACGACTATGGTTATATTCACCATCTCCAGTCATAGATCTACCTATAACAGAACCTGTTTGGAAATACATGTTTAATGCTTCTTGTGGATTGTAATTAGTTCCGTTACCTAAATCTATTTCAGCTATACCATCAGCATCTAAATAAACACCATCTGGTACCATCCTTGATAATACTTGTTGTAATTTTAAATGAGTCAATTGAACCATATCAGCAAATGTTGTCATTCTACTTACTAAAGATTCTATTTTACCTTTATAAATACGTGGAGCAACAATACTATAAGATAATTGTGCTTTTGTTATATCAGAATATGGTCTTGTCATATTTTCTGCTAACTTCCATTTAAGTAGTTTATTTGATCCAATTATTTTAGCACCTTCATAAATAACCTCTATTGATCTATTTACTTTTTGAAACCTGTTTTCTGCATTTTTTGGTGGATCAAATTGATCAGTCTTTTTTATAGATTTTTGTGAACCAGTTGATGTTTCTTTAATTTTATAAACTTGATTATTAAATGTTTTATATTCAAAATATAAAATATAAACGTAATTATTATCTGGAGAATCTGCAGAAGAATAAGACTTATTATATAACATAGCACTATTGCTAGAGTCTTCTAGTTCTTTAATATCATCACTGTTTAATTCAGGATACTGTTTTTTCAAATCAATTAAGCTAACTCTTTTTACCTCTCCTACATAATATATATCATCAAAGTATGGTGATTCAGTATATGAATAAACTAGATCAGCAGGATCTACATAATCTATTTTTATACCTTCAGAAGTATTAAAACTATTTTTAACAGCTCCAATACCTAAAACAGCTAAATCATAATCTAATCTCTTTTTTAATAAATCATATTTATTATAATCAAAAACATTATTTATTGCTTCTTCTTCAGCTATTTCTATTGATTGTTTATAATCAAGTTGCATATGAAGTTCTAACTCTTCTTGTGTTTCTGGCAAAGTTTCTCTGTCATTATTGTACATGTTAATTGAAAAAGAATCTTGTAACTCATCAAATAATGATTTGTTTTTCATATCTCTAACAATAGAATCAACATAACTTGTTCTTGTATCTATAGAAGCTTGATCTTGAGAATAAGCTTTTATATCATACATTCTTTCTGATATACCATTTACTACAATATCAACAAATTTAGGAATTATAGGTATTGGCTTCCAGTCTAAATTTAAATATGATAAATCACCATTAATTGATAATTCATCTTTATATTTTTGTATGCTCTGCTCTCCTCTAGCATAAAGCCTTAATCTGTGAAATTGATCTCTATTAGCATAGTATCTAACAGAACCTGAATCTCTTTTAAACCATTCAGCTTCTATAGCTTTTGCAACTTCTAAACCATATGTAGATGAAGATTTTTCACCATCACTAGCTGATTGGCTAGGAAACCGTCCTTTTGTTATTTGTTTTGACATTAATTATATTATTTTTGAAGAAAATCCTCTGTTATCGTATTTTTTAAATCCAAAATCTAGTTTTTTAACTACTTTATCCGCTCTAGGAGTATATAAATGTCTATTACAAGCCATTATAGCTAATCCAGAACTTATAGTAGCATCAAATTTTGTTCTATTTGTTATATCAAACTTTGACCAATCATTTAATGTTCTATTAAAATACATAGAACCGTAAGATCCATCAGGTTTTATTCCTACATGTTGCTGTATATATGTTTCTATTGCAGCAGCATGAGCTTGTTTAATATCTTCACCTGTATTAGGTATACCACCAACTTCTTTTTCTGTTGTTGATAATCTACTATATGTTTTATCAGGTCTATTCATAGAATACCCTCTATAACCTCTTCTTTTTAAGTAATAAAGTAAACGAGGTTTGTTGTTTTCAGCTAATAGTGGCATCCCATAAAAAACTAAAGACATAAGTACATCTTCAAAGAATATTTCTGCAGTTTGTGGTCTTGCAACATATTCTAAAAAAAATGTATTTATTGGTGCATCTTCCATACTAAATTTAGTTAAACCATGCAAAGAACCTTTAGATCCTCTTCTGTCAACAGTACCTGATATATCATAAGAGTCACAACCAAAAGCACCAATATGTTCATTACCTGGTTTTTTAAAACCATTTTTCATTACAACATTGTTTTGTAAATTCATTTTTGGAATCCATGAAATATAAAATCTACCTTTCATGTCGGGATAAAAATTAACCTCAGTATCCTTAACTCCATTTTTCCATTGAAAATTACCTCTAGTAACAATACCACTACTTTTTAAATCTTCGTTGTAATCTATTTGCTCATATAATTTAACTAAGTTAAATATACTATTTTTTGTTTCATCTCTAAAAGCATGTTCCTCTGTTCTTGGAAACTGTCTATAAAACTCATTTAAAGCATCATGATTGCTTTTTAAACCATCTGCTTCATTTTCCCAATGTTCAATGACCCCGATGTCGATAGTTTCACCATGAGGTCCAATAGCTGCTTCTTTTGGTGTGTCGAATACAGGTAATCCATAAGTATCAATGAATCCTTCGTAATTCCATTCCATAGGTATAAACAAACTATATAATCCAGAGCGAGTCTGTCCATTTTTATTTCTTTTTGTGACGTCTGAATCATAATATAATTGTTTAAAATTATTTCCACCTTTATCAAGAGAGTTACTTGTTGAACCCATCATACATTTACCTATAATTCTACTACCTAATCTTAAGGTTGTTTTTGTAACCCTCCAGTTATTCAATATGTTTTCTGGTCTTTCCCATTTTCCAGCTTCATCATGAACAAGAAGTGCAAGCTTTTCACCATCATAACTGTTATCTCCTGTGTTCTTCCAGTCAATAGTTGTATCTAATCCCTCCATTTCTTGAGGTTTATCTTTGGATTCTAGTCTTTTACGTGTAAATTTTGAAGCAGGTACTCTATATGCAAGCTCAGTTTTAGGTCGATCCATACCATCTTGTATGGGTCTAAAAAAAAATGGATAATTAATTGATATTGGTACTACTTTATCTGTAAACATTTTTTTAGCATCAGCTCCAGATTTAGACAATATACCATAACGTGCGTCAGAAGATATAGTTGCTAAGTTAACTGTTTCTCCTGATGCCATAAATGAAAAACCTGAACGTCTATTTTTAAGGTAGCACATTCCATAACATCGTTTATCTGCTTTACATGCTTCCCAGAAAATGAAGAACAATCTGTTTGCTTCTCTAAAATCTGGTCTTCCTACATCAATTTTTGTCCATTGCAAGTACATGTAATGAGTCCCAGTAATATAAGTAGGATTACCTTTGTTATTGAACCAATGACCTTCTTCACGTCTTGTAAACTCTCTGTCAATATATCTATGCCATTTTTCTTTAAATTCACTTGGTAGTTCTTTCCAATCAAATATACTTTTAATTCTTTTTAGTTCTTTAGGATATTCGTGTTGTTGCCATTTATTGTTTTCATTAGAAACTTTTTGTGTTTTTGGTAAAGCTATTTTTAAGTTTTGTATGCTATACACGTCTCCTATTTCACCTGTTTTACTTATAACCACTACATCATATTCCTTGTTATAACCATACTCCCATTTTTTTGATTTATTCAATCTATTAATAGTAGTTTTTTTAATAGGTTCTATTGTTTTATATAAACTTTGTTCGTACATTATTTAGATCTTCTTTCAGCAAAACCTTTAAAACTTTGTTCTTTTTTTTCTATAGGTTTATTTTCTAATAAACTTTCTTCTTCCTGTATCCTATTTAGTATTTCAAAAGCATCAAATATAGCTAGTTTTTTTGTAGCAGCAGCATTTTTTAATCTATCAGCAGATATATCATCATCTGAATCTACTATAGGCTCTTTAGCAACTTTTATTAATTCATCTACAGCTTTATGTCCAGCTTGGATTATATTCTTTTTCGTGTCCTTGACGTTCATATTTTATACAAATTGATTTAATTGGAACTCTATATAGTCTTTCGTTATCTATAATAAATTCATATTCACTATTTGGAGTAAATCCAATTAGTGTATTTTTTTTAATAATTTTATTGTTTTCTATATACTTAACAACACCTATTAATTCACTTTCTTTTTCTGTAGAAAAAAAATTATTTTTTTCAATAGGTTTTACAAAACAAAAATCATCAATTGATTTCCATGTTTTATTTTGTTTATACATGAAAATTTGATCTAAATAAATAAAATACTTATTTTCTTTAAAGTAAGATGAACTATCTACTTCTTCACCTCTTATATTATTATATCTTCTAAATATATTATGATGAACTATTACTTCATCTCCTATTTTTATATTTGTTTTTATGTTTTTAGGTACAGATAATACAATTGCATTTCTATTAACATACCTGTGATCTTCTATTTTAGTGTTTAATATTAAGTTTTTTTCACCTACTTTTTTAATATTATTATATCTTGATTTAATAGGTTCAACAATAAAAGCATATAAACTTTGCATTAATATTCTAAATTATATTCTACACTAACAGCCATATTTTTATTAAAATCTTTCCAAGGTAGTATTTCACCTTGTTTTTTTATAAATATACTAAATTTTTCTTCTTT